CTAGCTGTTTTTAATTCAAAACCACTTTTAGTTTGTAATCCACATCTTTCATAAGCTTCTTCAATTATTTCTGAAGTATCTAATTCAAATGTATGAGTACCTGAAGTAGCCATAACGTTCTCCTATCCTATAAGGGCTGTTTTAATAACCCATATAAATTGGGCCAGTACCATAAAACCTACAGTCCATAGTATTTTATTAATACCATCTATAGATTTTTGTAAATGCCAAATATGATTATTTTTTACTGTATCAACTTCTTGGCGTAATAATTTTATTTCACCTCTAAGTTCTACAATAGCTAACTTATCTTTAATATTAGCTTCTTCCATACTTAATCTCTAAAAACAGTTATTGATGTTACATTTGTCAAACTATGTGCTTTCATTCCGTCAGGAAATACAACACCATCTGTTGGTAAATTAAAAGCAAATACATCACCGTTTGGTATATCAAATTGTATTATAGTATTGTCATCATTATCTCGTAAAAGAACGGAGCCTGCTCCGCCACCATCACTTACTACAATGACACCTCTAAGTCTAGTTCGTCCACCAAAGATGGTTGCATTACCTGTTGCTCTGGTAGCTTTTACGTCTGTTGAAAAAGTCATTTTATTTTCCTAAAAATTGGGGGACATTGCTGCCCCCCTTGTTAATTAGTTACGCAGTATAACCGAAAAATTCTATAAGTAATTTTCCAGCTGTATAATCAGCGTCTGTTGCTGCACCAGTTGCCATATAAATATATTTATCTGCTGCTGGTGGTGTTGGAATACTGATTACGCTGTTTAAAGCTAAATCACCACTGTCACACATTTGCACTTGGTTTGTTAAACTTGTAATTGCTGCATCTTCTGCACCAGTTGCTTCATCCGCATACCATAAATTGATGTCTGGATCTCCACCTGCTGGAGCTTCTAAGCAAGTTAATTTTCCGCCTAGAACTGTTCCATTTACTGCTGCTGTGATTTGTCCAATATGAGAATTAGCAGTTGCTGCTTTTCCAATAATGTCACCAGAGCCAGATGATGCTAAACCTGTTAAGTCAATTAAAATTTTAGTATGAAAAATACCGCCTGTTTTAATTACTGAAGCCGCATAAACTGTGCCCGTACCAGTTGTTATACCTGTACCTGCAGTTGTTGCTACAGTGTTTCCAGTTAGAGTTGATCTTCCTGTTACATCTAATGTTCCACCAACAGATGCATTTGTTGAATAAGTTGAGTTGTCAGTAAAAGCTCCTGTAGAACTTTTTGTAACTTTTTTGAAACCGTTCTCTGATCGAACCGCTCCGTTAAATGTGGTGTTAGCCATTTTAAATCCTTCGTAGTTAAACTATACCGTCGCTTCTACGATTGTCTGTTAGGTCAGTCGGTATAATTAGTTAATCCTAAATAGTTTGAAGGGGCAGCGTTGCAAAGTAGTAGCTGACGTTTGCCCCTCCAATAATAAATTTACTCGCCTGGAGTTCCGAAAAGACCACGCCAGTCAGAATGGCCGAAGCTATATCTTTCTCTCGCTTTGTATCTTACGTTACCAGTCTCAAAGTCACCTTCCATAGAAGTTGAAATTGGAGTTCTAGTGAACATCTTCATACCGTCAGGGGCATCAGTTCTAATGAAGAACGCATCAGTATCAGTGAATCTGTGATTAACATAGTAACCGCCAGGAATCATACCTGAATTTTTGATAGCGTTAATATCATTGTCAGCTGTGCTTGTTCTGTATGGAGAAGCCATTAGACGTTCAGCAGTGAAAACTAATTCTTTTGGAATGTGCAAAGTTTTCGCTTGAATAGCTGCGGGTACACCTTTATCATCTTTAAATCCACTAATATCAATTAGTGATTGCTCTAAAGAAGTTTCAGATAAATCTGAGTTAGATGACAACACATTACTTTGTACAGTTCCTGATGAAGTCGGGTGAGAAGCATTCAATAAAGATACTCCGTCTCCGCCTGTGAAAGAACTAGAAAACGCATTGTTATATACGTTTGATGCTGTAGTTTGTTTAGTTGAAGCCATCGCTCTTGCTAGTGACTTAGTTAATCTTGTAGACAGTTTGTCATAAAGATTATCTTCCATCGCTTCCTCAGTAATTGAGAATGCAAGTGCAATTGTATTGTGGCTGTATCTTGCGATAAAACCTTCGCCTGCTTCTGCATAAGAAATAGATGCGCCTTCACCTTTGATTTGAGCTTCCTCAAATCCAGGGAAAAGAACTTCTTCTTCGAACGCTCTTTTTGATGTTTCTGAATCAAACAACACCGCGTGCTCATCTTCATATCTACCATATTCGCTACCGAATATCGCGTGAAGACCTGGTGTTAATTCCTTCAGGATCTGTGCTCTTGAAATAGCCATATTATATTATCCTTTCTATTATATACCAGTCACGCCAGTGGCACCGTTGCCATGCTGATGTGAATTGATTCTAACTAAAATATCCATAACAGTTCCTACTGCAGTGTAAGTACCATCGCCTTCGGCACTGCCAAGAACTTGTAATGGAAAACTATTAGTTGTAGCTCTAGTGCTTGAATCAGCAACTAGACCTGATTTGTGAGTTATTGAACTTCCTGTTGGAGAAGCTACAATTTGTACCAACTCGCCGACTGCTGTAGCATCTACTGCTGTTCCAACTTGATCTGCTTGTATTTTAAACAGAGTTGATGGATCATCATAGACAAATGCTTTATATTTGTCTTTAGCTACTAAGCCATTAGCGATTGATCTTGCAAATTTAAATTCGCCTGAAGAGTTATCTTGATATTCTACACCCCAAAATACGCCTACTACAGCGCCTGGTGAAGCCGCTCCCACATCTGTTACAAGTAAACCAGCACTATAAGTTACTAGGTCTCCTTCAAAAAATGCACTTGGAGCAGTTGCAGCTATTCGATAACCATTTCCGTCAGCGAAATTATTTACACGGTTTAAGCCACCGCCAGCATGTTTTACGGGTTCTAGACCATATCCTGCCATTTTAATTTCCTTCCAAGGTTATATCAAGAACCAATTAATTTTAGTCCTCGAAGTTTGCTTTTGATCTTTGACCACCAACTGTTACAGTTGATGAAGATCCGTCTTGGCTAACTGGAGCCATTGCGCTGTCTTGGGACGTAAAGTCCTTTTTAGCAGATTTAGCCTGTCTATCTGTTAAAGACTGGAAATATTCTTTTCTTTCTTTCGCAATATCTTGATCAATTTTCATCAAGATCAAATCACCAGAACGAACAGTTCCCGCATGTTTACCAGTATCTAAAACGTCATAGTTATGATCATCTCCTAATTCCTCAGGTTTAACAATTTCATAACCTTGACGTGATCTTCCGTGAACGTTAGCATTTTGATTATCACCTAAAAGTTCATGACGTACCCATCTATATTGAGTTCCGTCTGGAGCTTGTGGCGTATCGAGCTTGCCCGCGATCGACCATGTTTTTTTACGAGTTCCCGAAGCTCGTGTTTTTCGGGTAGTTTTAGTAGCCTGTGTCATATATCAGTACTCCTTTATATCGCATTTAAATTGCGTAGTTTTTGTCGCGCATATTCTTTGTAGTCCACACCTAGTCTATCAGCCATCTCCACTTCGGTTTTGGTCAATGTAACTTTTTGTTTACCAGGAGCTACACGCGTACCTCCAATAACTGTAGTTGGTTTTTTAGCAGAGATGTTTTTAAATTTCTCAGGAAATTCTTCACGCACTCTTGCATCCAATTCACTATAGTATTCGTCTGCATCTACTTTAGCTGATATCCCTTCTTCTAGTAATTCATTATGAATCATCATAGCAGCTTGGGTCATCACCTTGTCAGATCTAGTACCACCACCAAACCATTGATTTCGTTTTTGCCAACCTAGTGCCCTTCTATCGGGCGCTGCTGTTGGTTCAACGTTAGCTGGTTGTGTTTTAGTATCTGATGTAGAAACTTGTCTAGATTTTGCCTGTGTCTCAGCTCTTGCTTTATACTGTTTTGCAACAAGTGTTTCAGCTTTTGATTGTGCTAGAATATCTGTTGCCTTAATTTCAGCTTCAATATCACCTGCTTCTTTAGCTACTCGTAAAGCTGCTAATGCTTGTGATTCTTGTGCTTCTAATTTGTCAACATAACTTTCTAAAGCCTGGACTTCGGAATCTTTACTACGACTTACAAGATCTTCATTATTTTTTGTTAAAGCTTGACGTTCTCCCTCAGCTTTAGCTAATGCTTCCTCAAGTTCTTTCTTTTGTTTTATAAGCCTTTTAATTCTTTTTTCAGCTCTTTTACCATAAGTTTTACTCTGAGGTTTATCTTCTTGTTCATCATCCGCTTCAAGATCTGGAGAAGTTTCTGTATCTTCTTCCGTTTCTTCAGTTTCTGCAGATTCTTGGGTTTCTGGAGCAGCTTCTTCTTTAACTGTCTCTTCAGATTTAGGTGTAGATTCTTCTACAGCTTCATCTTCATTAGGTAATTCTACTTCGATATCTGTGATATCTTCAATAGTTTCGTCTTTCTTTACATCTTCCATGTAATCCTCCTCGGTTGCGAACCGCGTTAATCGCTATTTATGTAATAATATACTTATTACGCTTATAATACAAGGGGTCTTGTTTATTTTGGTGCTATTTTTGTTGGATCAGGTATAGTTGCTACTACTTCATCATCATTTATAATAGAATATTCTTCACCTTCATACATAAATTTAAGTCCTACATACTTTCCTGTAAGAATCCAATCACCTGTTTTGCACCATTTGCTTTTAGATTTTTCCATATCTTGATAACAATCTGAACCCATAGATATAACTTGAGAACATACTACAGCAAACTTTTGTGCCTCTCTTGTTTGATCGGCTAAAATAATGCCACCTTTTGTTTTAACTTCTATTTCTCTAGGTTTTACAAGTAATCTGTAACCTTGAGGTGTTGGTAATTTATTCATTGTCTCCTCCTAATGATTTTAATAGTTTGTTATGTTCTGTACGAACACGGTCTTTCATATCTGTTAAAGTATGTTGTATACCTAACATATATTTATAATCAGCGTAATTTTCTACACCTTGTAATAATTGTGTTTGATTTGCTAAAATAGCTTCTTCAAGAACTTTCTCTAAAGCTTGTCTTAATAATTTTGCATCCATGTCATCTCCTGTGGAAGTGAGGGGGCACGTTTAATGCCCCACCCGTTTAGTTTATTTTAATTGTTTTTGGTTTCTTTTCTTCTGGTACAATTTTCTCTAACTCTACCGTTAACAAACCATTCTCTAGTTTAGCCTTATTAACTACTACATCATCTGCTAATGCAAATGAACGAGTAAAAGCTCTAGATGAAATACCTCTGTATAATAAAGGATCTACGTTTTCAACTTTTTGATTTTTAGGATCTTGTTGTTTAACTGATTTTATTATTAAAGTATTATTAGAATATTTAATATCTATATCTTCTTTAGAAAAACCTGCTAAGGCCATTTCTATACTAGATTTTAGTTCATCAATTTTTCTAATATTGTATGGTGGGTAGTTTGGACTATCTGTATTAATTTCTAATAGTCTATCCATTACAGAATCGAAACCAACCGTAAATGGTTTAAATGGTTCCCAATCAAAATAAGGGTGTTTAATATAATTCATAATAACCTCTTTCTAAGCGTTATGTTAAGTGACTCCTTTCGGCAGTCAAGGTTATTATATACTATTTAGTCCTTGTTTTCAAGTAGGTCATAAAAATATTTATCATCATCTCCAGCAGTCCATTTACTTTCAGTTTCTACGTTATATTCGATTGATGACACTTTAAAATCTGGTTTCTCTAATTTAGAGGGAGATAGTGATTTATCATAAAATAAAACCCTATTGTTCGGTTGTGCTGCAAAATGTTTATTATCTAATAATAAAATATTAAATGATTTATGTTCTTCAGGTATTTCTGAATAACCTGTGTTTAACATATTTTTATCTGGATGACAATTATCTATTGTGAATAAATATTCTCCTGAATACCATTGTCTTGATGGTGCTAAGTATTTAGCTTTACAACCTGAGATAGATGCTTTTTCAATTACAGTTAAACCGTAATCAAATGCATCCCATAACTCTAATTCTTCTAATTCAAGATCGAGATCAGTAGGCTCACTAACAAAAGCACTGATAGGGAGCTTATCATATAAAGCACCGTATGTAGGCAAGTACGTTTCAAAGTAGAGCGCTCTACCCTGGATAGATTTACAGCTAACCCAAACACCTTCTACAAATTCTCCGTGACCTTTTTCGTGATCATATAAATATTGTTTTTTAACATATACTTTTGTTGGCGGTAAGTTTGCTACCAAAAAAGACATTAACCACCTAAAGGATTGCTGTTTAAAGTTTTAACTTCTTCTATTTGAATACTTTGTAATTCGTTTTCTTTAGCAACGATTGCTACTTGTTTACTTAACTCTTCAACATCTTCTTCTAGTTCCCAACCATATTCTTCTAACATTTGAAGTTGTTCTAGAATAGGTTGTAAATTAGCAGGTTCTGGTAGCATCGCTATTTGTTCTCGAATTTTGCCAATCTCTTTAAATACTGAAGTTAAATCAGTAGGTTTAATTTGCTCTTCTACTTTAGCAATTCTATCTATAAGGTCTACTTTATACTCATTAGCATATAACAAAGCACTATCTACTTTTGCATTAAGCTCTTTATCTTTTTCTTTTAATGGTGATAAATCTACAGATGGTGCTGATTCTATTGCATCAAGTCTAGTATTAAACTGGCCCCAGGTATAGAAGCCCCCACCGATTGCGCCTATAACGCCAATCAATGCAGCATAAGTTGATAATTTTTCTATTATTTTCATTTATTCTCCTCGTAGTATTTTTAATTCTAACATAATTGCTGCTTTTTGTCCAGACAATAAATCTAATTTTTGTATTCTTTTTTCAATAGGATCAGATCCTGTGTATTCAGCTAAAGATGCTGTAACATAAATTTCCATAGAATAAACGCCTAAGTCAATTTGACCATCAAATAAACCAAAATTATTTTGATAAATATCTTTAGATTTATAAAAGTCTTGATCAACATAAGCGTTTAATCCGTTATTATTTTTAAAAAATAATTCTTCTTTCGTGAGATTTTTAGTATTTTGTTTTACTATTTTTGCAATTTGTTTAGCAACAATTTTTAAATTCTTGTTAATTTTGCTGTCTATCTTTGCAACATTTGTAGCAATCCCGTCTTTAGAGTCCACTTCTCGTTCTTCCTGTTGTACAGTTTCTTGCTCTCCATCTTCTTCTGCCTGTACTTCGGAGTCCTCAGATCCTTTGCTATCGGGTTCATCTTCTTGTTCATCTTGTTGTGGCTCGTTTGATTCTGTGTCATTTTTTGCTACGTTATTCTCTGAAGCGGGTTCCTCCATTTGTTCTGGCTCCATTGCCTCTGTCTCATCCTCAGCAACCTCCGATACGCTTTCTTCGTTTGCTGATAACTCTTCCATTGGCTCATCAATCTCTTCAAAAGATTCTTCAGTAAATTCATCATTGAATTCCTCCTCAGCTATCTCTTCAAAAAACTCCTGCTCAGTCATGCCTTCTTCTTCTAGAAATGCCTCAAATTCTTCAGCCATTCCAGATTCTTCTAAGAAAGCGGTAAACTCTTCTTCAAATTCCTCCTCAAATATTTCTTCTATTATTTCAACATCACCATAATCTTCTTCAAAAAAATCTTCTGGTGGTGCCATATCGAAATTAGTGTCTTCAAAAAACTCAAAATCTGGTTCTTCAAATTCAGTAATTTCAAACTCTTCAAAGTCCTCAATAACTACTGTATCAAAGTCTTCAAACTCTACTTCCATATCATATTCCTCGAACTCTTCGAAGTCTTCGAAATCATCTATGTAGTCATCTTCTATTATAACATAATCATCTCCCCAAGACCAGTCATCTTCGGGCATATATTCATAAGAATCATCATACCAATCTTCTGGTATGTCAGGTATATTATTTTCTATGTTATCTATAACGTCTTGTGCATCTTCATTAATAGGGGGTATCTCATTATACGTTACATCTAATGTAACGTTATCCACATCTGGCCCACGATGAGAATTATCATAAGCTGTGCCTGCAGTTTCATTAAATAACTCTGCTCTAATTGTAATATCTGTTTGTGTATTTGAACCTTGAATGTATTGATTTGTATAATTTTTAAACGTATTACCATCTGTAGTGCTGGTGCCAGTTATTTCTCTAACTTGTGTAGATACTGAACCATCAGATCCTGTAACAGTTTGTTTAAGAGTAAGTGTGTTTTCTATATTGTTCCAAAACCATACGTCTGCCCCCATGTTTGAGGTAAAGCCTTGATTAATTTCTTGTTGTGTTAAATGGCCATCACCAACTAAATCTACATCTTGGTATACATTATCTTCCTCATGTCCTTCAAATGCTAATACACC